GCCCATTAGATGCAAGATGCCCTTAAACAGACTCTTTACACCTGTCTCAGCAAAGATACGAGCGATTAACTCTAGCTTGCCTGAGTTAGACTTCATCATCGCAGCCACAGCCGTAGCTGTAACATTATTCAATACGTCTGGATCAAGTCCTGCCTGTGCATCGCTAACACCTGTACGCTTGGCTTGAACTCCATCCAAGTATTCCAGCATTGGCATAGCCTGACCGAATGTGCTCTGAACCGTTATCGGAACCATAGCATTGATGCTTTTCATCCGTATTACACCACCAACAGACGCGTTTAGAACGTCATCAATGTTGACTTGCCCATCCACAATACCAACACGAGAGTTATTGGTCAGGTACAAATTGTCTAGGCTCTGACGAGTAATCGTAGATTTCTGTAGCTGAATATCCATCGTCCTATCAGCCAGAGATTGACCAAAGAACTTGTGCGGTATAGGTATAGGACAGATAGAGTGGAATGGAACATAGTCGGTTTCCTCATCTTCCAATATCTTAGAACCGCAATAAACGATACGGCGTAACTCAGCGATGCCGTCATCATCCTCATCAATACGGATATAGCACTCGTACACCTCTAGCAACTCCATAGAGAAGTCTAGGCTAGTGTTCTGGTCTGGCTGTTCACCGTTAGGGAATCGTGCAATACGCTCACGATTAAACGTAAGGTCGTTATAAGCTGGCAATTCGTCAACTATCTCTTGATCGTAGCCAATAGCAACTAACTCTGATCGAGTCATCAATCTACGATGCGCTACAAATGGAGAATCTTCAATACTTCTAGCTGACTTAGATATTAGGAATTCTTCAGGAGGTACATTCTCAACCTTCACCTGACCTACTTCTTTACTGCGCTGTACGTACACCTCATACGTGGGAACTTGTACTATGTTGCCCATCATATCCGGTACTTCTTCGTATTCTATTTTCTGTTTGACAACCCTTAGAGACTGATCCGATAACAGTAAAGCCAGCTCATCCTCTGATAGATTCTCGTATTCTTCTTTTGTTACGTCTGTTCTCTCATCCCAGTATGACTTAACAACGCCAACCTTTTGCAGCAGAGCATCTTTAAACCAGTTATGCAGGATGATTAGACCATCATTCTCACGATAGAAAGCCCAGTTACAGTAGTCCGTAGCCTGTTTAGCTGACTCCTCGTCATGCGGTCCTCTAGGCTCGAAGTAAACTATATCCTCAGTAGTCGTAAAGACGCGCATTAGTTGTGGCAATGCACCATCGATAGCCTCAGCTACCTCACCTGTAACGATCTGCGAGCGACCTTCCTGCTCATTACCGTAAGGACTACGCAGGTAATACTCTAACGCTCTACGGCGATCCTCAGTAGTCTCTGTATTCAGATAACCGATAGCATTGTCTATTTCATTCTCGACAATACCCTTAACCTTGCCTTCGTCCATCATAGTGCGTTCCTCTTAGGATTTTCGCAATTATACAATCCATTTTGTGTTAATGGGCAATTCCGATGACCACGAACTCTCATTATCGTCAAGGCTTATCGCTAGGTATCTGAAAGCATCTGAAGCATGGCTAGACCAGTCGTGTAGCGGCTTGTCGTAGAACACTTGCTGACGCTCGTTATACTCTCTACGGTAGTTCCTGAGCGCATCCAGACCTGCCTTAGTCTTATGATCGAACCAGCATTGTGGTAATAGCCTTCTAGTCGCTTGAATACCGTCTGCAATCGATAAACGAGGAGCTACAGTTATATCGAGCCCAGCTTCCATCAAAACCTCTTTACGGCTCTTTCCTGTGCCTAATTCACGTACCTCTACGTCATGCGGGAGGAACTGCGTGAAGCCTTCGTAGTCGTTCTCTTTGAGCCACGATACATACCAGTCCAGACCGACTCCGTGGTTTTCCGTGAAGTCAATGAGACGCACTTCTTTTCCAACCACCTGAGCAACCCACAAAGAAGTAGAATCAGACATCCCCAAATCCCAAGCAACATAAGACTTGCACAAGTCATCACGTTCGATAGTGGTGATCCGGTTCTTCTCCTCAAGATTGTTGATAATCTGACCATAATAAGAACCCTCTACGGCTGCATCAAAAGAACACTCAAACTCTTGGTTGTACTTGTCATCGCCCATTTCCTTACGAGCATCCCAAAGTTCCTTCTCCGCTAGTATCCCTGTATCACTAGCTTTGAACTCTAGTAGCTTCCAGCCTTCAGCAATCTTAGCCCTGTCTCTGAACTCTGCAAAGTGGTTCCTGCCTTTAGGTGTGCCAATAAATAGACACCATGTAGGAGCCTCGTCTGTGTTCCTATCCGCTAATGCAGGACGTATAACCTCGTTCCATATCTTAGGGTTTTGATCGCCTATCTCATCAAGAATAACGCCATCGAAATACTGCCCCCTAAGGCTATCAGCATTGTCAGAACCGTACAAACTAATGCGCCTACCCCAAAAGTCAACCCTAAGCTCTGAGATATTAGCAACAGCCCCCAAAGGACGAGTAAATTCCAGCAAGTAATCCCAAGCCACACGTTTCGATTGAGCATAAGTAGGAGCAATGTAAGCAAATCTAGGGTTAGGTTTCTGGCACTCTATAGCAGCTTTGATTAGATGATTAATCGCGCTAACAGTCTTGCCCATCCTTCGATGAGCCACCACTACTGTGAACCTGTGCTTATCTACTGCCTCATGAATCAGCCTTTGCTGTTCACGTGGCTTATAAGGTATGACTACTTCTGCCATGTGACCACGTGTTGCTGTGCTCCACCGTCAGCACCAGTCAGCTCAGTCCTAGCCAGCTTAGGTATATGGTATTCACTTAGCTTATTCATTAGATCAAGTGCCTTATAAGGATCGTCTTGAGCTACTTCATTAAGCCACCTGTCCATGTTAGGGGCATTGCGCTCTAATAGATTAGCAATAGCCTCTCTTACTACGGCTGTGCTCTTATTAACCGCTCCTTTAGGTCTGCCCTTGCCCATGTTAGTAAGGTTAGCTACTCGTGCATCTTCCTCTATTTTACTGGTGTAATCTGTTTCCATTTTTGCATTATCCTCTGGATGTCATGCTTACTTATTAAACACGTTTCTTTGCCTTCTTTGTATTGGTGTATTAGGATCAATGTTAGAACTTATTATTGGTTTACTAATAACTGATGTATTTACTGGTTCAGATTTATACAATTGAGTGAATTCTGCATTAGGACTTACTAAATATGAAATACCATGCTCATCACTCATTTCAACAGCTTTGTACCCTAAATTCTTTGATACCTGCCCTCTTAATCTTTGCGCCTCAAAACTAGCCTCGCTAAAATCAGATTTCTTAAAAGCATTTTTTATAACTTCATCAGGATATTCAAATATATTTTTATCATTAATTACAATATCGTAAACTTTATCAAATAAATTTTTATCGTTTTTTAAATCTGGTCTAGCTTTTAAAAGTGCATTTTTTACTTTAGTAATTGGTAACGAATTCAAATCTTGCTGTTTTAATATCTGATTTTCTGGTATATCTGTATAATAAACTGATCCCCCTCCATGAGATTTAGCAGATTGCAATTCACCGCTACCAAACACACCACCAAAAATATCATTTCCCTTGTAATTTTCTTCTACTTTATACATAGGAGATTCATCGTAACTTCCTCTATATATTCTTTTTGTTGGGTTTATAGTTCCAGCAAATCCGCTACCTGCTTGCATAGCTTGCTGACCATACGGGCTATTTATCCATGCACCTGATGCCATATCCTGAGCAGTCTTAGGTTCACCTAATAGACCAACTCCAGCCCTCTGACGAGCCTCACTACCTAACTGAGCAGCAAATTCCTGTGGATTATTCATCAACAAGCCTAAACGAGCAGCTAAAGCCTGTTTTTGCTGGTCTATGTAATTCAATCCACTTGCTAGTAATCCGTCAGCCATAGAATGCCTCGTACATATCTGGTCTGTTAGTCTTTATCCACTCTCTTGGTTCTTCATGGCACTTAGCAAAGTCTGTTCCAACCGTCTGACTTCCTGCATGATGAACGTAACCACGACTAACAAAGTGGAAATATCCTGCTTTGCTTAAATCGTGGCATATTATATTGTCTGAATACCAATTAGTGCTAGGGAATTGTGCCACATCCCATGCTTCCTTACTTATCGCAGCGAAAATAGGAGCAATAACCTCTGTCATCTTTATATGATTCTCACTATCCCACTTTAGCCCTGCGAACTTGTCATCTTCTATCGCTACTCGAATATTCTGATCTGGCAATACATAATCTGATCTTGCGCCTAAGAAACCTGTACTATAGTGCTTATTAACAAATTCCCAGTCCTCTTGCATCTTGAAAATAGTATCGGGAGCCAATACTACGTCATCATTAGCAATGATTAGTGAATCGTACTTCCCATGCTCAAAGGCATAAGAGACAATTTCATTATACGCATCTCCGAAATTGGTAGCAGTATTTGGTCTGAATATGACTCGATTGTTTTTAAGTCTGCCTCTAACTTCTTTCCACAACTCCAGACTATTTGCACTAACGTAAACTGGCAATCCTTTTGCATACTGAGTAATGCTCTCCAATAGTACGTGAATGCTTGGACTGCCTATAGTAGCGATTACTATTGCTTGCAAAGGATCACCTTCATTGAATCTACCGCTCTAAGAGTACGCAATATTTCGCTATCAGGAACGTTTTTATCCATCAATTCCTGACCAAACTCTGACAGTTTAAACTCCATTGACGATAGATTAAATCTATCTTGCCAGCCTAGATACCAATGCCAGTCTGTGTAATACAACCAGCTATTCTCATTGAACGCTCTAACGTGTGTAGGGTCTTGCCATGCACCTAGACTTAGTTCATACGGTACGCTAATGTGGAACTCACCACCAACCTCTAGCAAGTCCTTACAGTTAGTCATTGCAGCCACAAGATCAGGTATATGCTCTAAAACATCATTGGCAACGATTGTTTTAAACATTCCCTTTTCTATCGTTACCTTGCCAAATCTAGGACTGTCTATAACCTGACCGAATTCAACCTTAGATATGTCAACCCACCAATCAGGATTGACTCTAAGCAGTATGTCAGCATTGAAGTGAGAATCTTTCCAGTCCTTACCAGAACCTAGATTTAAAGTTTTAGGGATCATTAGACCAATTCAGTTACGCAGATAGTGCAAGATGTCACAGCAGAATCTTTAATTACTGCAAT